GTATTTTACCTGATACATGGAATAAGAAGTTGTCAGTAGAATCTGCGTGAATAGGAAAGCACTTAGCATCTTCCTGCTTACTGCAGTAGATGTTTGCTTGACCAACACCGTAGTGCTTTTCAAACTCTTGACATTGCTTCCACATGGTTTCGTTCAAGAACTCACTTAGCGTGAGTATGAAACTACTTCCATTGTTCCACAGATTCCAAAGCTCTGTGCGTGTTTTCTTAATCGAATCTTTCTTTTTACACCACTTCTTACCATCAGGCAACACTACCTGTAGTTGTGGTGTTCTATCCCAACTTCCAATATTTATCTGATTGAGATAGTTATCTAGTTCTTCCCAACTAAAATGTTTTGCAAACGGATTGTCTTTCCGTTTGATGTAAAAATGTTTCTTCCCCTTGTATTTCAGATGAAACTCATCAACCCCGATAGGATGTATTAAATCCTCAAACTTCATTTAATCTCTCTAGTGTCTTCAGTTCTCTACTGTACTTCCAGTATACCTCCATTATGTCTTGTCTTTTATGACTGGCTTTCGCATGAGGAGAGTACTTTGGATGCCAAGGTTGATAACTAAGTGCTGTCAAATGTACTTGCCATATTTCATCTAGTCGAAGTTGTACTTTACTGTCTCTAGGGTATGGTGGTTTGTATGGATATGCTGTATCTGCACCATCAAAAGAGTTCCATCTTGCATCTAGTTCTTGCACTAAATGTTCACTCTTTTCTCTGTAAGGTGAGCCTATACCTGCCATGAAATCCCACTTGTAAGTCTTAGGCCACTTTGCTTGTTCTTTTATAGGGTGTATGTAGTCTTTTGCTTTCTCACAATCTATCAACATAACACTATCACACCACCAACCTCTTGCATACTCAGTTCCTTTGAACTTGTCTGAGTTCATTTGTAAACTATCCCAAACCATTCCAAAAGGTTTGCCCTTCAAATCTGTTCTCCATAAATGATGTAGGTCTCTGAAGTTTATCATATCACAATCTGTATACAATGCTCTTCCTTTGAAATTACACATCTCTGGTATGGCATATCTAAAACAAGTAAATGGTGTTCCCCATCCTTGCCTTGTCCAGTCAGGAAACATACTAGGTCTTAGAAATGTAACTTCTACTGGGTGGTTTGTATTCTTAAATATACTGTATAGATAAACTTGTTCAGGGTGTCTATCAAAGTTCTCACTTGTTCCAATGAATAAGCGAATCGGTCCGTTGTCCCAGTTATCTCTCTTAAATTGTGGGGTTATCTCCCAGTTTTCTTCATTCATCATAGTGTGTGACATGAACTAATATATCTCCTTCTTTCAAATGCCCATTGAAGTTCCATAGATTTCCAACTGATATTGAATCACCTTCCCTTACTAGTCGGTAGTCTATTTCTCTACTCTTCCATGGAAATAGTTTATAATCATTGACCTCTAGTGTTTGTAGGAGTGTTCTTTCATCTTTACATAGCAGAAAATCAATATCTCCCTTGATTACAAAGCACTGTTGTCTTTTTCTTTGTGGCATTAGTGGTAGCATAATACCCTTGCTTGTTCCTTTTACTACTAATATCCTTTCTATTTGTTCCTTAAATATACCTGTGGTTGAAATGTCTTCCATAATGGTATTGCCATGCTTTCTCCAGTATGGGAAAGTACAGTTGTATGTTTCTATATGATACTGTGGTTGAAAGTAGTGCCACATCAAATAGGAATCGCAGAATGGGAATTGCTTATCTCTTTGTCCGTCCATCCACTCTGTGACTTCATGTGCTAAATCTACTATACTTTGGGCTACCATACTTTACTTTCTCCTCGTATAAAACATACTAATACATCTCTCAATCCTGACTTTAGTGGTTTGCTTTCGTGCATATGAAATGATGTAAATATTGTCAAACTGCCTTTCTTTGTCATTGTCTTAAATTTGTGTCTAAATTCTCTTGGGGGTGTCTGTTCTCCTCCGAGTATGTCCTTCTGTCTGAAAGACTCTGCTACTTCTAGCTCTCCACCTGTATATTTATCTGTTAGTTGCACACTAATACTTACTTTTCTCATTGACCTTCTATGAAAAATATGTTCTAAATTTGGTCTGCAATCTCTGTGTGCTGTGAAAAATTGTCCTTTCTCTTTGTATCTTACTATGTTGAACTCATGATGTTCTGAATCAATAGGATATAAGTCAAACTGGTATGTTCTGTCATTATACATACAAATCGCTTCCCAGAGCTTTTCGCCTAACCACTTGGGTATAGTTGCTCCACTAAGTTTATCACAGTCTCTTATAGACTTGTCTAATCCTCTGTATCTAGTTATTGCTGGTTTGAATTCTTTTGTTTGGTGGGAATAAAAGTCCTCAATCTCTGCGTCAGACAGGAAGTTTTCTATGTGTCCACATAGGTCTGTAAGATTATTTTTGTCCTGACTGAGTATTAAGTTCATCTTTTATCATTTGTTTGATGTTATTAACAAAATCGTCATATGAATCAAATTCACATAAGTCTTTTGGTGGGTGAGAATCGTTTTCTAACTTTATTATTCTATCCTCTAATTCTTCCAACCACTCTTCGTTTTCTTCGAATCGTGCCTGTGCTGGTTCGTTTTTATCGAACCATTTTGATTGTTGCTCCATGTCTCTCTTCCACATGAGCATTGTCCATAAATTTCTAAACATGGATAGTTTCTATGAACTCTGCAAACTGACTTGCAGAATCATGATATTTTCCGTCTATTGATAGGTCGAATATCACTCTTGGGTGGTCGCCTAAGTTTCTATCACTCATCCATGTAGTATTGCCATCTAAATATCCTGCAATACAAGTCCAGTTCTTAGTAGTTTCTGGGTGGTGATTATCTTCTATTTTTATTCTCTTGCCGTCTTTAATGTAATTGGTAAATCCAACTCCACTATTGTGTATGAATCTAATGAAGTGTCTCGGTCTTTCGCCTCCATTGTGCCATGCTGTCCAACCTGTTGCTGGAACTTGGAATATCATACTATCCCAATACCATGACTTATTATCAGTTAATTGTTTTACTGAACCTAGAAAAGCAGAAGTTCTTTCTTTGAAGTTCTTACTTACTGCTCTACCAGCATAATCTATGTTGTTGCTTTTCTTTGGATACCCATTGTGGTTTGTATCGTTCATGCACTCTCTATGGTCTTCTGCTGATGTCTTGGGCATTGGATGGTGCATCCACCTGTGAGGTAATGCTAGAAAGTCCTCTGCCATTAAATCTAGTCTTTGTATTATCTGGTGTTCTCTAATCTGTATCTGTTTCATTGGTTGTTACTTCACGATAGTATATTACTACTTCTTTGAGTTCACGAATGTATCGTTTCAACTCTTGTGTGTTGTATGCCATTAACTCATAGTCTGGCACACTCATAGCAAAGAATACTACTTGTCCTTGCTCTTTTTCTACTCTTGCCAGAAACTCTTCTAAATTTTTATCACTAACCACATACCAATATGGCTCTTTTAAATCAATCTCTCGTGGGAGAACTGGTTGTGCTATCTGCCTTTCTATAGGCTTGGCACTAACCTCTAATGTCTTCGTTGGTAACAGGCTGCACGATGAGACTATCATCAGCAGCATCGATGTCACGGCTATCTTGTTCAATTCCATCAAATACCTCTTTCGTTGCTTTGTTAGCTCTGGACTCTATCAACCCAGGCTTTGCTGCGGCTAACTTTGTTAAGTTGTGCCTTTTAAATATATCTAAATAACGATTCATTTCTAATTCTATCTCGTTATTCTTACTCTGTAAACTGGTTAATGCTTTTGTTTGTTTTGCAAAATCATTTTGTAGTGAGCTTATTGTTTCTTCTTGTAGTTGGACAGCTCCTTCCAACTTTGCATTGTTTGCTACTAAGGTTGTGTTCTCATTCCATAAGTAGTAAGACATACCACCAAGAATTAAGATTAATGCTAAATAAAACTGATGCATAGCAATCCTCCAATAATTAATCCTTTACCAAAGCATATCCAATACATTTGGTATAAACTTAGTTCATATTTTACTTTTATATCGTTTATGAACTTCATGTGTTTAAGTTTGAGTTTCTCTATCATAACTGTTCTATCCTATAGTTGAGACCTTCTGCCCCTCGTATCTCTACGATGTCCTTGTCCTCGTTTTGGAACTTTAAGTATTTATCTTGTTTTTTGAAAAATTTACGAACTATGTAAGTTGCATCGTCAGCGTCTCCCCATGTGTGATTATAACTAACAGTCAACTTATATCTTGGCGAGAAATAACGCTGTATTTTCAACCAAAGTTCTTTTACATCCATTCCTTTCCCTCGAACAAGTTAGCCTCTGCTTCTCTACGGCGAATAAGTCCTTCAAGAACTTTGCCTCCTGCTTTATTCCATCTTTTCATTTGGTTTGGCACTTCTTCGTATTCTCCTCGATTTAGCACTTTCAACATAGTTGAAGCGTTGAGGTTTCCGTTGCCTAGATTGAATGTCCAACTGACTAGAGCGTCAAATTGGTCTTGCGATAGTGGTGCTGTGACAGCTGTATTTACATAGTCTTCATACTCTACTATCTCTCCTTCTAGGAGTTCATCAGCATATGACTGGCTTATTACCATTCCTTCTTCTGCTGTTTTGATATGACCATATCCGATAGTCCATACTCCAGCTGCACACTTGTATGCCTCTAGTTCACACCCTTCAAAGTGTTTTATTAGTTCTAATCCATTTTGTGATATGTTCATTGTTTCTCCAAAATTGGGGGAGCTTATACTCCCCCATATCGTTGACAGTCTACACAAGATAGGATAAGTTTA